ACTGTTTCTTTAGTCCATGGAATAGAGCCGCTATCAATGTCTTTCTTAAGAGTCTTGTAAGCACTGAAGTAACAAGAATCTGTATCACCGTAGATGATTGCTTTGCCCACATGGTTGTATTCGCCAGCAATAATCTCATTTACTTTACCAGCCATGTGCTTGGCAATTTGTCGTCCAGTGAGTGTAGTCGATTGACCAATACGCTTATCGAAAAATCTACAGCCAGGATTAAGAATAGCGCCATAAAGACTGTTAAGATTAATCTTCTTAACCAACTGACGTTTATCCCAATACTCTTCTTCAACTTTGTTTTCTGCTTTGATTGCTTCTTTTAATTTGGCCTGCATCTCTTTACGTTCAGCATACCAACGTTTTAGTAGTCCTGGAATGATACCTTCTTTGTCATAGGTAAAGATAGTACCGTTAGCTGAAATCATCCAAGGTTGATTGCTTTCGAATATTAATCGATATACTTCAGCGGCACTTAGTACATCGCTTGAACCATCTTCCCAATCGATAGTAATATCTGTACCAATTTCTTGATTCATTACAGCTTCGTATTCTTCAGAACCGAATTTTCCTTCCCATGACGCCGCAAATGATTTTCCCTTGGCCATTTGGCTTTCAATGAAGTCTTTAGTCTTGTCTTGTCTTAGTTGTCCTATGATAGTTTCCGGACCCATGTTGAGGGCGCGAATAGCCGACGGATACAGACTGTTGATATCCAGCGAACCAACCCAGTCTAGTAGTCCTTCTTTAGGATAAGCAACATACGCACCTGCTGCCGCAGTATCTTCTCGATCATCCATCTTAGGACGATTAGGAACAACAAATCCTCTGCGATGTGCTTCATTAATAATAGCCTGTTCAGTTACAGCAACAGCACCCATTGTTGTTTGTAACAATACTGTGTTTTCGTGTGCCAGCGTGTTGGCTAAATCTAAGAACTTTAGTTTTTTATCGAGTCTGTCCAAGAGAGCGCAGTCTTGTCTGTTGTATTCCACAAATGTTTTAAAGTCATTGTTGTATAGTTGGTCCAACGTTCCTTCGTACTGTGTTTTTCTTTCACCAAGTTCGTATTCCGCGATGGCATCCAATCGATAGGAGTGTCTTTCTTCATATGTATATTTCCTATAAAGTTCGAGATAGTCCATATGTACTCGACCAACGAAATCAAATGTTACAGCCTGTCTACCAAATTTTTCATATTCTCTTTTTCGAGGAAACTGATCAAACAGACAGAATCTGCGTGTATCTTCTTTTGACAATACTTTAGTTACACGGTTTACCGTATATGGAATATCAAATCCTTCTGAGTTCCAACCGGATACTACATCGGCTTCTTGAATTAGATCTAAGAATGTATTAAGTAAATCTGCTTCGTTATCAAACAACATAGTGTTAGGAAACTCTTTAACTGCTTCCTTGGCTTCTTCCATAGTCATAGTTTTAGGAGGTATAGCCAAACAGATCATAGTATCCAACCATTGTAAGTGGACTGCAATCGCAGTAATTGGCATGAACGCATCATCTGGACTTGCGTAACCACGTTCTGGATCAAAGTCTACCTCAATATCGAAGAATGCGGCGTTTAGTTTAGGTGCGTCAGCGTTAAGGAAGTTTTCACTTAAACAGACAAAGATTGGATTGATATCACTTTCGTAAAGTTGTTTGCCACTGTTAATGGCCATTTCTTTTCGAAGTTCTTTGGTATTTTTACAAACGATCCTAGTTACTGGGTCACCATAGATAGATGAATGTTTGCCCTTAGGATCTTTTACGTAGAATGTATGGCGTACTGGAAAATCTCTAAATTCTCTTTCGCCTTTTTTGTTTCGTTCGACAATCTTGATAATATCATTATCACGGTCGAACCATGCGTCAACATAACTCAAAGTCTTTTTCTCCTATGCGATTTATGGCTCGCAAATACCTATTGTGGCAGATTATGGCCTGCCTTGCCTTTATATTATAACAGATCTTAGATACGTTTTGTAATATCTAGGATAGCTTCAATTTCTTGCCAATCTTCATTATAAGCACTCCAATCGCCTTTATGCGCGATTTTAATTGCCTTGTTAATGACGCTGGGTTTTACTTGTAATTCTTCTGCAACTGCCTTGACCGTTTCTTTTAAGCCTTCTTGTAAATCTTCAATTTCACGTAGTACTGTGGAACCTTCACTAATTAAACGTTCCAATTTAGCCTTTTCTTCTGCTCCGTAATTGCGACCAGCCATTTAAATCTCCTTAATAATATGCCTATTGTACTATACTTATGTTTATAAATCAAGAGAGGAATTAAAAAACGGCAAAATAAATTTGCCGTTTTGTTTATGCTGAAAAATCTATACCAAATGTTTTTTTAGCATCGTACCCCTTACTGTCCAAATATGCTTTTACTGCGGCACGTTTTTCTGGAGTAGCATTATCATATGCTTTCTTAACTTCGCCTTTTGCTAGACTTGGATATTGAAAGGCCATATCTATGTCAGATCTTTCTTTAGCAGTCAGTTGTACTGGAGTTTTAGCGGTAGTACTAGCAGTAGGATTATTAGCTGTTACTTTTTTTTTTCGGCAGCTTTTGCGTCTTGCTCTGCTCGATTTTGTAATCCAGTACCGGTATATACATCTCTTAATCTGCTAGAGCTTGAAGTTGCCTTTCCTTCTGGTTTTCCG